AGTCCGAGAGTTGGAAGATTTCCCCCCCTTGGACGGGGGCGACAGCTTAACGGTGCAAACCAATCTGACACACCTGCATAATCTTGGTAAACAGCCATAAACAAAACCCCTGCACGAATGCAAGGGTTTTTAAACCACCTATGCGGTGTCATAAGGCATTTTACACATCCGCCCTACAAAACGGCTTTTCTAAGCCACCTATGCGGTGTAAGAATACAAATTCTAACCAATTTTTATTTTAAAATCAATTTATTTGGAAAATAAAGATGACTTTACAAACAAAATCGCTCTCATTTAAAGCTGAAAATCTACAAGATGATGGCACATTCTCTGGCTATTGTAGTGTTTTTGATATTAAAGACAGCTACGGCGATGTGGTCAAAAAAGGGGCATTTATCAGCTCACTAAACGACTGGCAAGCAAAGGGCAAAATGCCCCCAATCCTATGGCAACACAGTCGCTCCGAAGTCATTGGCGTGTGGACAAAACTCTATGAAGACGATAAGGGGCTATTTGGCGAAGGTAAATTGCTCATTGATGATGTCGCCAAAGCAAAAGAAGCCTACGCCTTGATTAAAAATGGGGCGATTGACGGCTTGTCTATCGGCTATCGCACCAGCAAGTGGGCGTGGAATGATGATGATAATGTGCTTGAACTGTTGGAAATTGACTTAAAAGAAGTATCAATCGTTACTTTTCCCGCTAATGAAGACAGCACCGTATCAAATGTCAAAGCCGAAGCGATAAAAGCCAAAGATGCACAAAACGCCTTAAAAATTCTTGCCAATATTAACCAATCATTTTAAATTTTAAATCAACCCAACGCCCTTGCAGACCGCTTAGGGCTTTTTTATTGGAGTAATTCTATGACAGATACCACCAACAACAGCAACTACACCGAACTTGCCAAAGAGTTTGCCCGCGCTACTGACAATGTCAAAGAAGTGGCGGAAGAGATTAAGGGCAAAATGGCAAATAATGAAAAGCTGTCCCAATCCGCCATTGACAAGGCTGATGAAGCCCTTGTAACAATGAATGAAATCAAGCTCAGACTTGATGATTTGGAGCAAAAGGACGCACGCCGTCCGTCTGGCGAATTGGTACATCAAAGCGTGGGGCAAAAATTTGCCGAAAGCGAGCAGTTTAAACAGTTACAAGCTGACCCACGGGGCGTAAAAAATGCCAAAATTGAGCTTAAAGCCAACATCACATCTGCCACCACCGATGCGGACGGCTCGGCA